ACCTTTAGTTACAAGGGTATAGTCTTTTATACTTCCGTCATATACAGCACTTCCATTATTAGCAGCATTCCTTAAATCAAGTATTGAGTAGTTACCTGTAGATGATATAGCTTTAAATGCTGTAAGTGTATTATCATACACCTTCATCTCATCATTACCTTGATCATACCAAAGATCACCTTCTTCTAGAGCTGTACCATCAGCTTGATTAGAAGGAGCACTAGATGCTACTTGATATCTATTATTAAAATCATCAATAGCAGTTTGGATATTACCAACACCTGCTTCATTAGGTATTAATTTATGATAGTCATACGTATGTAAGGTACTTGTTGTCTGTACCTGGAGTCCTTGCCCTGCAGATAGGGTTGTATCATTTAAAGTACTAGGGAATCCATTGATAGTAATGGTTGCATTGTTGGCTACATTACCATTAGATACTGTAGCTACTCCACTACCATTAATCGCTAGACCACCTGCGTCTCCAATAGACACAACAGTACCAGCTCCATCACTAGGGTCTGGGTTAGCATTTGGAAATACAGTTTCATTAGCAATTGCAACAAAACCACCTAGAGCATTAGTGATTGAAAGGATTTGATCGTTAACGGCTTTTGCAGTCGGTAACTGTACGTCAGTAGAACTACCGCTAACTGCTGTGACAACGCTCTTGCCGTCCAACAGGTTAAGTTCCGTAGTAGTAGAGGTGAGAGCCGTACTATCTGCAAGAATAGATGCAGTAGCTGACGGCATACCAGCAAGCGTTGAGAGTTCAGCATCTGCTATTTTTGCAGTTGTTACTGCGTTATCGGGAATCTTAGCTGTTGTTACAGCATTATTTGATATCTTATATGATGTAACAGAATCATTAGCAATCTTATTTGTTGTTACATTAGCATCTAATATCTTTGCAGTAGTGACCGCATCTGTTGCTATCTTATCAGTTACAATTGCATTATTATCTATCTTAGCAGAAGTAACAGCAGAAGGTCCAATTTTTGCTGCAGTAACTGCTTCATTATATATCTTATCTGTTGTTACAGAATTATTAGCTAAGTCATCAGCTAGGATAGTTCCATTTGCTATCTTTGCAGAGGTTACTGCATTATCAGCAATAGCTGCAGTGTCTACAGCATCGTTTGCTAGCTCAGAAGCACCTACAGAGTTAGCTGCTAAGTTAGTTGCATCAATAGCATTTGTACCTATCTTAGCTGCAGTAACAGCACCATTTGCTAAATCACCAGTGGCTATTGTGCCATCTTTAATTTTAGCAGATGTAATAGCTCCATCTTTAATATCTGCTTCTATTATTTTTTGTTCTTTCTCTTGTGCAGAGAAAAGTAATTGTGTTTCGTTATTATTTAAATCCGTTGCTCTAATAGATGATCCTGGGGCAAAGGTGGCTTTGGATGTGTTTACATCAGTATCTCTATAAATCCTTACGACTTCATTATTAGCTGGAGTATAGTCAGTGGGTGAAGTTTTAAAAACTACTGCTGTACCGCCTGTGTTAATATCGTAATGTGTTCCTTCAATTTTTGCAACTGTGTCTATTGTTACATGGACATCAGCTTTCTTGTAATATTCAAATGGGAAGTCAAACGATGTGGTGGAACCGTTTGCTGTATGGTATTTTTCAGTTGTTTTATGCGTATGAGCCATAATTTAGTATTTAATACAGGCTAAAAGAGCCACGTTTCTTGGTCTTGCTTCGTTTCCACCATCATTCGATTGAGTTATACCTATAGTTATTCCTGTAGTTGCTGAGTTTGTTGACATAGTTGAGTTATTAGCAAATGATTCAGTTTCAGGTCCAGCATCAGCGTGTTGACCAATTTCACGAGCAGCGGCAACTGTATGAGCATGTCCAGGGTCCGTAACACTAGCAGAAACTGAGTGGTTGTGCTGTTTATTTTGATCACTCTGAGTACTTCTAATGGCTCTACCACTATCTGTACCTTTACCATCATCCCATCCTCTTACAAACTCACCTCTTAAATCTGGTACATTTGCACCTACTATTGCATATAATGCAGAGAAGTCAGTTGTTACTCCTTGTGTAGTACCAATACCATTAGGGATACTATCACCATTACATTTAATATATCCTGTTGGAGCACTATTACCGCCAAACCAGAACACAGCTCCTATAGGTACAAAACCAAATCCTGAAGCAGCTGGGTTTGAAAGTTTATCACGTGTTATAGCACCATTTTGTATCTTAGCTGTACTAATAGAGTTATCTTGTATTTTTATAGTACTTACAGCGTCTGTTGCAAGTTTAGCATTAGTAACAGAAGAAGATGCTAATTCAGATGAGGTGATAGCAAAATTAGCTAACTTATCAGGTGTAACACTTTCATCTACTAACTCATTAGTACCAACACTATTGTCAGTCATCATTGACAATTCAATTGAATTATCTTTAATAACCCAATCACTAGAACTATTAATCTGTATATCCCCTTTATTACCTAAAGAGAAAGATACAGAGTTATCTTCTTTTAATGTACCGAATTCTTGAGCTGCATATAATAATTGAGTATTATTAGTATTCATATCACCAGCTCTAATAGCACTACCAGCTGCATATGTAGCTTCCATAGCATCGATATTTGTGTCTCTAAAGATACGTATAGTAGCATTATCAGCTGGAGCTGTATTAAAGTTAATAGTTGTGTGAGCACCTGATTGAACGATTGTATAGTCAGTAGTTAGAGATTTTGTAAATCCATCTAACTGTACTTTAATATCAGTCGTTGCTAGAAATGGGAAGGTAACAGAGAAATCCCTATTACCTGTTGTCGTCTGAGTATGACTAACCTCCGTTGTATAAGTCATTTAGCTATGTTAAGTGTTTCTGATATACCAGCGTCCTCGTAGAGCTGGTCTAGGTTCCCTGCTTCTTGATTATAAATTTGATTTTGTTTTTCGTATTCACGCTGTCTAATACTAGTTCTAATTTCATCAGGTAAATTATCTTCAGCTATACGTTTAGATTGAGCATAAGCTTTTTTCAGTTTATCAAAGATTTTAGCATATTTACCACTATCTAAAATTTCTGAACTAACTGATCCTCTACGTTGTGCTTGGATAATTTCTTTAAAACCTTTATATGTTGTACCATCAGGACCAGTATAAGTTAATCTATTAGCTTCTTTCATTATTTCATTTATTTTCTTTTTATATAGACCTTGTTTACCCATAACTGTATTGATAGCAGCTATTTCATGGTTTTCTAGGACAACTCCTCTTTGACTTACTCTCATATTAGGTGAATTATTAAATTCAATATCAATTAAGAATTGTCTTTCTTTAGAGGGTTGAGAAGTAATTTTCATTGGACCTCTATTAAATACTCTAAGGAACCAGTTATTTTCTTTACCTATTTCATTACCATCTATAGGATCAACTACAGCAGGTAAAGCACGTTCAGGGTCAAAGGCATCTAACCAAGCATTTCTATTACGTAAGTTTTCATCTAATTCAGAACGTATCTGTCTTAACTGAGGGTACATTACTTTACCTAATTCATTCCTCCAGCTACCTAAAGGTACTAAGTTGTTACCGAATGAAGACATCCATCTAGAAGCAGCTGCACCATTACCTTGTAATACATCATACATAGGTTCTAGTTGAGATAGAATAGATCTATTAGTTACAGCAGAACCAAGGACAAAAGCTAATTTATTATATAAATCTTCTTGTACACCACTGGATAAACTATCAAAGTTATCAACAACATCAACTGTTAATGATAACCAGTCTCCTATTGGACCCATCCATTCATAACTAATTTGCTTGTCAGTGCCTGGTACTTTACAAGATTTAGGTTTCCAACCACTACGTACTCGTTGTGTTTGTACAGCTTTATTATAATGACCATTACCAGTACACCTATCATTAGAAGCAGCAAATCCTGCTAATGTAACCATAAGGCTTCCTATAGCAGCTTTACCTTTAACTTCAGCTCTTATTGTTTCAAAAGTTTCTAATGCAAATTGATCAACAGGCTTACCTTTACTTTGTAAAATTTCTGAGATTTCATCCATAGTAAAATCAGATGCTTTTTTACGCCCTAATGGACCCCACATCTTTTGATAATCACTAGATAAAACTCCAGCTGGACTCCATTTACCAAACGTATCAATGACGTTAGCAGTAGTTCTAGGGAACCATATAAAGGATCTAGCAGCAGGGAATCGTTTAATAAATTGATTCATACCGTCAACTACAGGTGAGTCAGCATTCAATGCTATTTCTCTTGTAGCAGCGTTTACAGCATCATTAGTTAACATACCGTTAGAATCAAACCAACCATCATATACTTCTTTAACAGCTTTTTTAAAACTTTCTTCAGTAATTTCTTCACCAGATTGAGCTAATTTATTAAATGCTATATACTTAGCTTCAGTATTAGCAAGTACTGATTTAGAAAAACCATCTAATGCTGTCATTGAATTACCACCAAATCTAAGCACAGGGTCTTGAGCTAATGCATCTAAATCTTCAAATACACTAAGAAGCATTTTAGCTCCATCTTCACCTTGTTCAGAGGCTGCATCTGCAAGATCTAAGAGCACTTAAACTCTTTTCTTCTTTAATAGCAATGTCATCACGCATTACGTAATTAACACTTTTAGGATTATTAGAAGCTTTTCTAAATACAAGTCTTAGATGATCTGTTGCTTTTTGTAGTGTATCGTCAAAAGCAAAGTGAGCTACCATAGCCCTCTTAGCTCTAGCTAAATCACCTTGCAATACAGAACCTGTTACAGTAGCAGCTCCTTTACCTAATAAACCAGTTAAGTTACCTGCGGCTGCAGCGGCTGGTGTACCTAAAGCAGATAATGCAGAGTTAAATATATTACTCCACATAGCTTTATTAATTATAGAAGGTACTTCAGGATTACCATCATATATAGCTTTTTTAAATGTAGATAGATTATCACCAGCCCATTGATGTAATTTAAACATAGAGTCTACATTACCATCAGTAAACTCATTAGCTAATAATAAAGGTCTAAGGAATTGTGGATTTTCTCTAGCTACATCTTTTAAAGTTTGAGTCCAAGCTTTAGCGTTAGGTATTAAATCAGTTAATTTAGAACTAGTATTATTTAAAATAGTATCTGCAGCTGCATTAATAACTTCTTTGTCACCAGTTTCTACAGCTGATTTCCATGCATTCATATGAGAGAACATAGAACCAGCTTCAAAGTTAGCTAAACCTTTTTCTACCATTAATACTTCTAATCTATCAGCCATTAAATCAACAGTTCTAAGTACTGACGCACCGCCTTCCATTAATCTAGCACCTTCAGACATATCAGCTATTTGACCAGCTTCAGATGTAACTAAATAAGCTCTAGCTTTATGTACATCTAAGTCAAGCATCTGTGCTTTTAACTGTTTAATAGCACCAGAAATACCTTTCTTTCCTACAATACGTATAGCTGAATCATCCACTGATTTTTTAAATTCATCTAATAGACCAATGATTTCATCAGGTGTTACACGTGGGTTTAATAAGGTAGCAGCTAATTTTTTACCAGCATCATCCATTACTTTAGATGATATAAGTTTGTTAGATTTAAGTCTTTTACTAAAACTACCGCCTTCTTTTAACTGTTGTGTTAACTCACTGACTAAAGTTCTGTTACTTAGGTTTCCTATTTCAATACCTTCTTTACGTGCAGCTTCATGGATAATATTACCTATCCTACCCCAACTAGATTCTATATTATTTTG